TTTTTTCAGCAAGTTCAGCCACAGCTCCGCTGATTTCTTGTAGATGCTCTGGCAAGTGTTTATATGCAAAGTATTTCATAATGCCGTTTTTCATATCTTTATTCTCCTTTATTTCTAGCTTTTAATTTTAAGTCTACTTGTGAAGTCCTGTTGAGTAGTGAGCTTTACCGTCCTTAAACTTTGCGCTTAAAACCTCACCACGATTGAATGCTGCATAGGAAACGTGAATCCATGAGCCTTCATAAATCAGCTGGTCAAATGGCAACTCAAACTTCTGAATGCGTGTGGCAATATCCATCAGGTCATTGGGTGATGCAGCAATATCAACTGCCTGACCCTTGGTGTGTTGGCTGCCTTCTGCTCCACCAATGGCTTTGTTCAATGCTTTGCAGCGAAAACCTGAGCTGATATGAATGGGCTTGCCCCATATCTCACGCAATGGCTCAAGCAAGTTTTCGCATAGGTCAGCGGCACAACTTAATGCATCGCCACCCATTTTGTTGTTGATGCCATGTCGCTCTGCATATTGTGAGCGTTCAAATTCTTCAATGGAAAAGTGTTCTGTAAGTTTCATGTCATCCCTTCAAAAACAATACTAGAGCCGATGTGATGATTGCACTGCCGAGTCCTGCAATCACACTATTGCGAGCCATTTGAATGCGAATGGATGTTTCCATGTCGGAAATTTTCTCAAGTGATTTTGCGTGTGTAGGAATGAGAATCTCATGCGCTTGCACTACATTTGAAATATGGTGTGATTTATCTCGCAACTTCCTAATTTCAGCGTCATGAGCTTCCATGCGGCGCAGCAATGCTTCATTGTCTTTGCGGATTTCAACCAAGTCTTTCAGTGCATGTGCAATGTCTTTGATTGATTCTTTGATTTCACCTTGCCCATTGCGCATATCATCAACATGAGCTTTCAGTTGCTCCACATCTTTAGATAATTGGTCTGTCATCTTTTAATCACCACTTAAAACTTTCAATTTTTGATGTAGAACGAAGCTTTCCAACTGCCAATTCAGCTGCTGTAGAAGCGAGCCTGATAGCATCCCTCTTCTTTAACACCACAAGAAGATTTGTATTACTCCCACCTGCTAACAAGTCACGCTCTTTTGCACGAGTCACCTGCCAATCTAGCGCAGATATTCGCTGTGCTGCTTCACATTTAATGCGTGCAATTCGTTCAGACTTTGCGATAGACAAGGGTTTAGGGTTTGCAATTATCCTCGACACGACATCGCCTTTTTCATTTTTTGTCACTTCATATTTATCAGAGCCGATAGTTTCTATTGTTTTAATCATGCTATTTGCTCCTTATGATATAAGTATACATAAGCTTGTTGTGTTGCCCAGACAAAAACTCTAAAAGAGCTTGAGAACTTCACAGACCCCTCAGATACACTATGAGCCACGCCTGTGCCATCAGCATATACCGCTCCAATTATTGATGCGATGTTCTGTGTAGATGGTGGCACCATACTTGGCGATGAATATGCTAAAACACCATCAATCTCAATGTCGATATTGACACCTCCAGCCACTCCGTTGGAACCAAGTGCTAAAAAATTAACCTCACCTTGTCCGAGTGTTTCAAATTGAGGGGTCACTGGCTTTGAATATGGTGTCCAAAACGCAGTGACAGAATTGTAAAATGACACGTCTGCCGATGGCCAAGTTTTAAAATCTGTATGTTGCGGAGTGATTATTGTTGGGATAAGTGCAGCAGCTCCGCTTGCTGCCGCACCTCCATCCACATAGCGACCCATTATACAGCCTCTAAATACATCCAAGAACGTGGGGCTGTCTGATTTGCTGTCAGTGCAATAACAGATGTAGGAATGGTCCCTGTTTGTGGCGTTACTCGTGTGTCAACTGCATCGTTAGCAACAACGTCAATAGTTGTCGGAGCAGACAGCATGCAGCTTGCGATACCACTTGAATTACCAGCCACATAAAACATCTGATTTGCACCTTCGGATGGAGTCCCTGCATGATTGATAGATGAATCAATTTGAAATCCAGATGGCGTTGAGTTCATTCCGCCAAATGTGATGCGTGAAGCATACCTTATTTTTGTCACCCCAGATGGAATAACGATACCGCCACTTGCATTAAGCGTTGCTGTGGCTAACGCTCCTGTCCTGTAAACAATATTGTTAAACAACACATCCTGCGTTGTGAGTGTTTGCGCTAGAGTTTGGTCTACTGATAGGGATACAAGCATATTCCCTCCAGCCCCACCTATTCCATTGTTTCCTGATGATGTCCAAGTTGTTCCATTATCGTAGTACAAAAGACCTGTATCTTGAACGTATGCAAAACGCCCAGCTTGCCCAGCGGCAGGCAATGCTGCTGCTGTTGTAGCAACTATTGTGATGCGATTTGCATCAAGTTGATTCAAGTTGCTATCATATTCTGCCTTATATGCAGTGCCTAAAACTGTTGTTTGTAATCCGTGTGGTAGTGTTGTTTCGACTGTCATTTATATTCTCCTTACGCTTCTTCAAATCCTGTAACAAGGCATGAAATGCCTATTGCAGCTGGTTTTACATAGACGTTATGATTGGGTCCCATAACGCACGCTGTGCGCTCTAAAACGCTATTTGCAGGTATAGTCACCCCAAATTCAATATATTCACCTAGCAACGGCGTTGCAGCCGCTGACAACGCAACATCAACTGTTATTGCTGCTGCGGTTCTGTTGCATAGGTTTATATTAATTGTTGCAACCTTTGTATTTAGTGCTGGGACGGTGTATGCAATTCCGCCTGCGAGGGGAACGTCTAAAGCCCCTAAAATTCCTGCTGCCATATATTCCTCCTAAATTTGAGCTACAAAGAATCTTTGCGCCGCATGACGCAATAATACATTTGGCTCCATTCCTGTTGCGTGTGATGTGGAGTTTGCGCCAAAGGTGCTTCCAAATGAGTAACCAAATCCTGTAGTTAGAGCTGATGAAATTTGAGTAGGAGAGCCGCCAAACGCATTCCCGAAATCCAAGCCACTGCCAAGCAATCCAAGTATTGATTGAAATTGTTGGAATAAGCTGTCTGTTGAGTTATTTATAGCCTTTGAGTTCCCAATAGTCTCTGTATAGGCAACAACTGCATTTGATTGTGGTGCTGTGATTGGAGATAGATTTACTCCAGACAATGCCACACCAACGCTATTCACTTGGGCTGCACTTGATGCTGCATTATTCTCACTAACTAATGCAGCTGCTGCGCTTGCCGCTGCATTATTCGCACTCACCAAGGCATTGGCTGCATTTGTTGCATTATTCGCTCTATCAATCGCAGCTTGATCCTCGATTTCTTGGGCGAGAATGGTCGCTTTATCAAAGGCATCATTTAAGACATTGGGGAGGAAAGCCCCACCACTTGAAAGTTGGACGGATTGAGTCTTCGCAGTGCGACTGGTGACAGCCAATGATTCGCCAACTTGCGGCGCAACAAGCATGGTGATTGTTCCGCCTGGAGCTGCGTTTTGGTCGGCGTTAAGCGTGACTGTGTAGTCGGTTGTCAATGTGAGGATGGTTGATGTTGTGCCGACTGTTTTTGAAACTTGCATATCGGCTGCTGCAAATACTTTGAAAGTGAATGGAAAGGTGACGGCAATGCCATCACCTGCAAAAGTCGCTCGCCGTACTGTGCTTGTAATTGCCATGAAACACCTCGCCTAGAGATGCAAACCATAGCTTTTAAGATTGGCTTATATGCACCCCTACTTGTGGTGCGATTCACCCATCAACAAATCGACTGGACTAAAGTCACTTGTACCATCCATTGTGTGAATCAAATGCTCACTTGTACGCCAAATTTGGCGTGATGGTAAGCCAAACCAATAGCCAGTAGATAAAATACCTTCTTTCAATGTTTTCTCATCGGCTTCACCGTCAATCAAATCGGATGCAACACGATATGGACCCATAAACATTTCTTGAAATGCACCCTCAAGTGGTGTTGCGCGAAGTGACATATAGGTGAATTTATCGGCAACTTGGTTGGCATAATATCCTGCAATATCTCGGACGAATGGAAGTTGTCCTGTGCCAAACTTGGCAACCTCAAGCGCAGCCCATCCAAACCATTCTTCGTCATCGTCTGGTCCATACCCTGACATATAAGCCCCAATAATGGCTGGCAAGATGTTGATGAACATCATGGATGCGATGAACTGTGGCGTGCCTTTGATACCGTTCTTTTTAAGCAAATGCACTGCTCGGATATTGCGGTTCAGGGTTGTATTGAAATATGAATAGAACATCGTGAATGCTTTATACAATTCACGGTTGCCAGGCTTTCCACGTTGAATCATGGATAAATCAATATCACGCCCACTGCCCTGCGTTGAACGGATGGTGTGGTCGGCAAATTGAACCGCCTTGACTTCATCATTGCCGTTTTCAGCCATCGCTTTTTCATAGGCTGCCATCCATGTGGGTACTGCCACAGCTTTATCACTCAAGGATAGCAAGTAAAAATAGGATGATGATTTAGGTGTCAGGGTGCCTCGAACACTCATGGAGCGCATGGATTCCTGCACATCCCTATCGAAAGCCGCTGCGCGTGTTTTCATGTATGGCGAACGGGCGGTGATAAACGCCATCTGCTTTTTCCAATGCGTCGGGTTGGCTGCAAGTTTTGCGTTCCACCATGCTATGCGACCTGCACCCACATCGTTGGCATCCATTGATTGCAAGATACCTGATAAGTTCACCCAAGCCGTCTTGAAGGATAAACCCATCGCAACCACGGCTGAATTGCTGCGAGTCTTTGCGACCCATTTGCTGATGCCATCCTGTGGTGCTTCGGGCGGCACTGCGATGTCTTGCAGCCACGGTTTCAGTAAATCATAAGGGTGATTCCCTGCTGCCGCCTTAAATGTTTTGGCGAACGATTTATCATGGATAATCCTATTGGCATCAATCACTGCACGCCGCATTTCAACATCGTGAATGGCATCATTGATACCTTCGGCAAATACGCCCAAATCGCTGCGTACTGCTGCGCCTAGATTCTCAACACGGTCTTTGGCTGCGCCTTGCTTGGTGGCTGCTCTTGACGTGAAACCATTGGTAAAATCTTCCAACGCTTTTTTATCATCAAGATTCTTTTCTATCTCGCCACGTTGGCGGTCATACTTCAATGGGAAATAACCACCACGAACTTTAACGCCATTGATTTCAAACGGCATGGCTTCCACTTTTTCAGGTGCTTCACCGTGAATGTCACGCTCAAGTTTTGCCAAGTCATCCCAAATATTTTCATCCGAGTAACGCCACATTGCTTCCATAAAGGCAATATCTTTGCTTTCAATGTGCGAGAACATCTGCTGCAACTGTGCATCGGTAAACTTGTTGCCATGCTCTAAGCGGTTGCGACCTTCTGCATTACCATAGTTCATGGCAAAGGTGATGATTTGTTCTTTGGTTAAACCACCTTTGATACCGTCAATCTTATAAATTTTTGCACCAACACCCGACATTCTAGCACGTTCTTTCACGCCGTAGGTGCTTTGTATCAACTCCCTGAAATACTTCGCAGCTTCCGCTTTTCTTGCCAAAGCCCTATCGGATGCCTCCGACAAAGGAAGGAACAATGTATGCCACAAGCCACCCAGCTTATCCCCATCAAGTCGGCGAATCAGCATCTCAACATTTAGCAATGCACTGCCTTTCTTGGCTGCGCCATCCATCAAGTTGCCAACAAGACTTTTGTTGTATGGTACTTCACTGAAATCAAGCTCGTTATTTTCAGTCATACTCAACACGGCATCATTCACTGCATCGGCAAGTTCCCGATCATGCTTGGCATCCAGTAGCTTCTTCTTGAAGCGACCATAATAGTCGATTTCCTTCACCGCTGTTTTTAATGCTCGCAGCTCATCCATTGAAACTTTTGTGTAGTGAATCTTCTTTGCACGCATCAACACTTTGGAAGGAATCTGTGGCTCAACACCTGTACGAGTTTTTTCACGCAACATCCAGTCAATCAATCCTTCACGAGTATTCACATCTTTTTGTGTGGCTTTGCGGAAATCGTACTTGTTCAGCAACTCTTTCACTTGGTCAAGATAGCTTGCTTCTAGCTTACGACGTACAGCCTTGCGCTCAAATCCTTTCAGGTAACGTTCAATGGATTCTTTTTCCTTCACTGCCTTGTTTGCTGCTGAATACAATGCACGTTGGATGATTTGAATGCGCTTTTGTTTTGCCGCCTCTTCTACATCGCCTTTACCAAACGCAATGGATGATGCTTTGGCTGCCTTGCGCTCTGCTGCCAAGAATTGGTATGGCTTGATTGCACCAACGTTCATGCTGCCAATCTTCGCCGCTGCATAATCAGATACGGCTTTGCGATTGAGTTTATCTTGCTTGCCAACGATTTTATTCATGGCTTTGTATTCAGTGCGCAACATCTTTTCATGCGCCTGATTGTGTAGAGCCTCCATCGCTGCAACCTTGAGTTGCTCACCATCCTTGATAGTGCCGTAACGCTCAAGCAATCGTTTCTCGGTTTCGTTCTTGATGGCATCTTGTGGCTTGGGTGAGGAAGTGATTTTAAGAATCAAGTCATCGCCCGAATTGAAGCCAAACCATGCCGCCACAATATCGGGGTGAATACCATCTTTTGACTTCATATTGTTGGGGATAGCATGCCATAACGCATCGGCATCTTTGCCATACATGCCTTTCAGGTCATTGGTGTTGAACTTCGCAGCGGTAATGCCATCGGGGAGTTCGCCATTGGGCAACGTGCCTTTGGTGAGTAAATGCCACGCTTGATAGACTGGCTGTGCGTAAATGTCCGCTGTGACTTCTTCCTTCATTGCCCTACGTTTGCTTGCCTGCTCACGCTGCAAGGCTTTCAGTGCTTTATTCTGTGCGCCTTCAAGCCATTGCATGTCGTGAATCATATCACCGCTCAACGCATCCTCGGCAGTGGCTTTCAGTTGCTCTTGCTGCTTCAGATAATCAGCATATTCAGCATCGGTCATGCCTGCATCTTCCGCTGATTCAAACATGGCAAATGCCTGTAAATCTTTCTGCGCCTGTGCAATCTCATCTTCACTGGCAACCATGCGGTCAAAGACTGCACGCACATCGTCATTGATGGCATGTTTATTGGTGATGCCACGGTACGCGGTAAGCATCCAAGATTTCAATGTTTGAAATAACTCACGTAACTTCCTGGATGGGGCTTTGCCTTCCATGATGTAACGCTCAAACGCTTCGGCAGTTTTCTCATGCGCTGCTCGGCGTTCTTCGATAGACATCATGTTCCAAGACTCAATGGACTCAACACCTGCGAAATCAAGCAATGTATTCATATCGTCCACAACCCCCTTTGGCGCATCGGGTTGTGTTGCGATGTGATTCATAACTTCAAAATAGAAATGCCCCATCTCATGAATAACTGTGGATAGGTTGGCACTTTCCATGATGTTGATGATGGATGGTGCGCTATCAAGCTCACCTTGTGGAAATTGGATTGAACCGAGGTGCTTTTGGAAGAATATATCAGGGTTAGAGCTATCGTATTTGATAGCTTTTGTTGACTTAATCTGCTCGGGAAAAAAAGCGACGTAAATCTTATCTCCGCCTTGATTGGCAAAGCCGTCAGATACAATGCCATCATATCCAGTCACATCATATACAGCCCTGTTAATAATTTCGGTGTCTGTATTATTGATGATTAATGACCCAATCTGGTCGATAGCTTTCACCCCCATGAGTGAATCGGCTGCATCACTGATGGCTGCGTCTATTCCCGTGCGGCGAACATCTGCATAGTTGGACAAAAAGCCATCTTCAATATCCATCTCGTCCTGTTCAGCTTCGCTTTTAGCGAAAGCCTTGAGAATCTTTTTAAGTTCATGATGGCTAAACCCATCTGCATCATAGGCGAGAGGCTTCTTGATAGATAAGTAAACATCAAGCGTACTTCCGTCATTATTATACGAGTCTGCTATCTCGCCATTTTCAGTAAAATAGAATCCTGCACCTTCGGATGTTCCGTGTTCGCCTAGCCGTGAGTAATCGAATATAAAAGAGTCGGTTACCTTCGCCCCAGTGCCGTGGTAAACAACCTTCGGTTTTCCTTTATCATCGACAACAACGGAGTTTCCAAACCACTTTTTGAAAGCTGTTTCCTTTGGGTCTTCAGCAACCTTTATCCGTTTGGTTAACGTGTCTTCAGCTTCTTGTTGTTCCATTGAACCTGTCTTATTAAGACGCTTTAACTTTATCAGTCGTACAACATGCCTGCGTCCTTCAAGTTGCGAAGCCTCTTGTGGGTATGCTGCATCAAGCAATGCTAGTTGCTCCTTTGTGGACTTGCCTTCTAGTTCTGCTTCAGCAACCAATGGTTTATGTGCATTACCACTTTGATACAGGATATTATCATTCTTTGCGTCAAACTGCCCTGTGTTGCCTGTAGCTGATTTTATTTGGTTGGGGTTGAATACTGCTAACGATTCATTCCCTTGAGGTTCATGGATGTAAACTGAATCGTATGGATATTCATTTTCGTCAAAGAACTCCTTGAAATCTTCTGCATCAGACCAATCAGGTAGATTGTCAGAAGGGTCTAATGGTGCGCCATTTCCCCATTGACGATAAAACCCGCTATCAAAAATATCTTCTGCGTCAGGTTCCCTCGTATCAAAAGGTGTTTTTGAGTTGATAAAAGCAGGAATTATATTTCCGCCTATCCTAGCATATATATCTGCCGTTTCTTCATATCTAGTAAAGAAATGGATGTCACCCTTGAACCTATCAAAATCTTTATTCGTTCCATGGTAAACTACCAATGGTTCACCGTTTTCATCGACTACTTTTGAAGCCTTGTCAGGTGCCTTCTCCCAATCACCAAACCACTTCTTAAATGCTGGAGTTCTTGTTTGAACCCATTGCCGCTCATTCAGCTTTGTTGGCTCGCCGTTAGGGGCTTTCATCCATTGGTCAGTGTCTTTGTACTTGGCAACCACATCCTCATATTGCTTGCGAGCTTCTTCTTCCGTAATGCCATATTCTTTGGCTTGGGATTGATAGTAATCACCCTCACCCAACAACGCCTGAATATCAGCATTACTCATGTTGCCTAAGTCTTTGTTGCCTATCTTCTGCTGAATGTCGTAGGCATCTTTGAGCTGCTGTTCCAGTTCGTGGTTTGTATCGAAAGGTGAATAGACAGGCTCGCCTTGCACCTCTGAATCAATGGCATCAAGCATCTTGTTAATATCGCGTTCATCAATATAACCAGCTTCCGCAGCAAGCTCTGCTGCACCGTCAAGTGTCAAACCCTTATCGCTCATTAAATTTTTCTTGAACTTCTTGCCAGTAGCCTGGTTTATATCTCTCGCTGAAAGCTCACCACCTTGATTTTGAATGCCGCCTTTGCTGCGCAGGAACTCAATCAAGCTGTCGCCATAAACTTCTGAATCACTCGGCAAAGTATCGGAACGCATCTTATAAATCAGTTGGTCAACATATCCTGCACGTTCTGCCTGTTGCACTTGGCTATATTCAGGCGTGGTGGCAATAAGCTTGTATTTCTTGGCAAATTCTTCGGGTTGCATCCCTGTACGGTGAGCCAGTGTTGCCACGATATTGGTGTTCAATGCGGCATATTTCTCATTCACATCTTTTGAAAAACGTCCTGCATCATTGAGTGATTGAAGGAATGACGATTTAACGTTTGCCAACGACGATGTGAACTCACTGCTTGCTGAATCAATCACCTTTTTAGCTTCGCTTTCAACTTCGTTTTGCAAATCGTCCGCAGCGTTCTGATAATCATTGAACGACATCGCATTGTCACCCACACGAATATCATCCACCAGTTCGCTGTGGTACTCCGCAAGCGATGTAAGGTAAGCATCCATAGGGATAGTGACGTTTGAACCTGTCACGCTTGATTCTGCGAGCTGTGCGTAGACTTCGGGATGTGACTTCTCTAATGCTTGCGCAGCTTCGGGGTGACTTTGAAAAAATGTGCCTGCATCTTCCGCACTTAGGCTGACTGATTCAGCATCCACATGTTCGACAAACTTGCGAAAAGATTCGCTATCCATTTTGGCGAGGTTTGTTTTTCCTGCCGTCTCAACCGCCGCATCCAGTGTTTGTTTGCCTTCGACTGCCTTCTGCCCTTCAATGATGTTCTCAACCGCTTTGCTTTCAATGTGTTTGCCAAGGCGTGAGATTAAATGCGATGAACCTGCAACCGAACCACCTGCAAGAAACCCACCAAAAGCAGAGCCAAACGAGCCTTCCAGTAAATCCTTGTGTGGCTCGTAGGTTATTTTTTCAGCAACGTTTTGATTCAGGTTCTGCAATAACTCTGTGCCAGTCTCACCCAAGGCAACTTTCAGCACATCCAAGCCGCTTATATCGTCTGTTTTTTTGTCACCAAGCAACTTTCCGATTTGTGGCACTTTACGGAATAAATCCAAGCCTACTTTCTCAAGCAAACCATTTATCAAGGCTGTCTGCCCAAATGCCTGCACACGCTGTTCAAGCGGAACATCTGTGCCGTGCTTCTGAGCATCGGCAATGCTATTTAACTCGCTTCCGCCTTCCATCGCCATCATGGGAGCCAGTCCGCCACCTGTTTTAATGGCGGCATAAAGAGATGGAATCGCGCTCGCCAAAGCCGTTGGCAACGCTTCGGGCTTGGATAAAACTTCCAACATAGGTGAAGCATCGCCGTTTAATAGGCTTTTGACTGCTGCATCGCCTTGCTTATTGATGTCATTCACATTCTGAAATGATGGTGAAATGTCGGTAAGTAAGCTGTTTAACTCGCTGTAACCTTCTGCCGCAGGTGTGATTGCCATACGGTAACCACTTGCAATCGTTTGTAAGCCACGCAATGGGTCAAACATCTTGGGTAAGCCAGTGGCGTTCTCTGTAAATCTTGCTGCAAGATGAAGCGCATCCTCCGCTGCTTGAGGTAGGCGCAATGTTCCTTCTGCCAATGATGCAGCCGATTTAACAACCGCTGCCGCTGGCGTAAGTGTGCGCTCCAATGCGCTAAGATGGTGAACATCATCAATGGATATGGCGGCATTGCGATATTTGCTTAACCAATCATGCGTTTTGGGTGATTCGACTTTCAGCTTGGGCAAATCGATGTTCTGCTTTCGCTTGAACGACAATGCCTTATCACGGTTGCGTGTGACAAAGCCAAAGTCCAAACCTGTCTCATCGGCAAGCTTGCCATCCTCAATCGCCTTTTTTGGCTCAAGTTGCGAAGCAAGGTGGATATTCGACTCTTGGGTATCAGGTAATGTTTGTTCGTCGTTACTGTTTAATAAGCCCATTTTTCACCAATTCATCGTATTGTTTTTTCATATTCTCATCGCTTGCATCTATGCCGCTATCGCTCAACAACTTGGCAACCATCGCCGTGTATTCAGGTGGTACACCTTCGGCTTTTAAGTTTGCCACCTTGGTATGGGTATCAATTCCGAATAAGTTGCCTGTCACAACTTCACTCTCAAGAAAGTTTGAAAACTTTTGAACTTCATCATGGCTTGGTGTGTGTCCGAGTTCGACCTGCCATTGGTGCAACTCTTTGTAGACACGCCCTTTGCCTTCATCATTAAGCTTCATGCGCTTCATCATACCATTGATGATGGTGCGATTGCCGATGATGTCTTTGATAGGTTTGTGCTGCTTCTTAATGTAGCCTGCTATGGTATCTGCGGTCAGAAGGTGTGAATACTCAAGCAAATTGGCATTTCTGAATTGTTCGGGAGTCATGCTTTCAATCTGGGCAATCGCCCGATTATCATCGACTGCAACTTTGCCGCCTTGTGCAGCAAGTTTCTCCAATGCAATTTTTGTCTTGGGGTTCATGGCATTCAGTGTGGCAATAGATACTTTGCCGCCATTGGCAACCGCCTGCCATCCTTCCATATCCGCATCGCTACGAGTGCGCGCTTCCAGTGTCCTGCGCTCATTGATGCGCGATTTTACCTCGGCAACCGCCTTCTTGCGCACTTCCTCATCTTTGGTGTTGCGAGCTGCTGCAATCATATCGGCATCGTTGCCGCCTTTGTCGATGATGCTTGCTGCCAAGATGGATGATTTCTCTTTGACCATGCCTTCATGGATGCTTGATTTCATTTGCTCACGCGCATGCATGGTCATCTCACCTTTATGCTGCTTAAAATAACTCTCCGCATAATGAGGGTTGTTGGCATCAAGCGATGCTATAATCACAGACGAATGGGCAGGAGATAGCGTTTTAATCAACTCAACCTGTGTTTGTTCAGGCGACCATCCGAGGATATGCGCAGTGTTCTGAACGGATGCAACAATCGCCCCATGTGCTTCTGCAAGCTTTTCAGGGTCGTGTGGCGCAAGTGTCATTTGATTGCGTGCCAACTCGGCAGTGCTTTTCTCAACATCAAGCCGATATTTACGATGCTCTTGCAACACATGGTTATCAACCCGACCAAGCAATGCCGTTTTACGCTGCATGGCAATTTCTTTCAGCATGGCTTTCTGATGGTCGTTGCCCAAATCCTTAGAAATATCTGCAACGTGTTTGTCGTATGCTGTACCGACATGTTCTTGTAGTGATTTCTTATCGGGCATAAACAAGGCATTTTCGCCACGCAAGTTTAGAAAACCATTCTCCCCATACTCTGCATCATGCTCAAATCCAACCAAATCATTTTCAGCTTTCTTTACTCGTGTGAGGTTGGCTTCCTGCTGCATCTGCGTTGCGATACTGCTCATTTCTTGGCTTAGACCAGTTGTTGCATTGCCAAGTGCTTGCGCCTGTTTTGCTGCTGAATTTTGAAAGGTTGGGGCGGCTACTTGCGTATTAGGACGGCTTGCCTTGCCAACTTGATAATTATCATAGGTAGGTACGGTTGCCATTATGAAACCTGCTTGCTGTATTTATACCAAGAATCTGCCACACCCTTTGCGCCGCCAAGCAAAGATGTGGTTGCCGAACTCATAGGACTGATGCTTGAAGCATTGGCACGGCTCATCGCAGCTTGGCTTGATTGATTGCTGCTCTGCATCCTATAACCCCATGCCGATTGCAGTGCATTGAGTTCGATATTCTTCTTATCCACCTGCTTCATAATATCCGTTGAAGCTTGAATCTCTGCCGCATTACCCACGCCCAAATCAATGCCATGAGCTGCCATGCTTGCACGTTGCTTGCTCTTGAGTTGACCTGCTTTCAACGTTAATGCTGCAACCTGTTGATTACCTTTGGCTAACTCACCTTGTGCTACAAACTCGGATTGCCGTGCGTTGATGTCTGCAATTTTCGCTTGGAAGTTGAGTGCCGATGCTTGGCTTCTTGATTGTGAGTAAGCCCCATAAGCTGACCCTACCACCCCTGCAACCTGCCCATAGATGGATGCTTTTTGCATCATACTAAAATCTTGCCACATCCTTAACCTCCAAACACTGCTTCTAGCGTTAATCCAACAAGTGATACTGGCAATGGGTTGGATTGCCTGATAAAGACTTGCCCTGTCTTTCCCCATTGGGCATTCAATACAATCTCAAGTTCATCGCTCTTAAATGATGGAGCCGTGCCGTAAGGCTCATTGGAGCGTACCTTCATTTCAGTAAGTGATGCTGCATCCTGCCCAACAAAGACACTGCCACTGCGATACACACGCAACCATGCCCTGTTAATTTGCTTCATACGCCCCTGCGCCATCGCACCATCAATCTGCGCTGCTGCTGGCAAAGTCTGAATATCCGAGATGATGGGCAAACCGACGGTCACCACTGATGCAGGGCTTGGTAATGTGATGGAGCCAGTGGCTGAAACAACCTGTGGCGCGACCACTGCGCCATCCGCCAAGATATTGACTGTCTCACCAATAAGATGCGTTAAACCTGAAATTGTTGTTGCTGGCACACCTCGATATGTCATACCTGAATCCACAAAGAACGCATCCGATTGATTGGTGAATAGTCTCGGTGCCATGCGTTCAATATAACGCTTCTGAACGCCGCCAATGGTTCGATTGACCACCACATACAATCTATCATCAAGCCCTTCGGCGACCGTGGTGCATGATTCAAACGTGCCATTGATGGTGTCATGCTGATGCCATGCGCCAACTTTCTGCTCGGGAATATAGGTCAAACCGATAAGCTTGCCTGATGTGGAAACAAACCACACAAGGGGATGCGGTGCTTTTGCATAGGTTGCATCGACAATATCGTAATTATCGAACAAATGCGTTGCCCGAAGTGATAAATCGCCAGTCAAATACCCATTCGCTTGCCATTGATATGCCATTTCACGCACATGCCCACCTCTTGCGGCAACATAAATCACGGAGTTGTTTATCACCAAAGGCGGAACATCTGATGCACCAACATAGGATTGTGGCTTCACATTGATGGTGGTGGGTGTGAGTGCATCCGAGTTCATGGATGTCACACGCCATTCCGCCGAGCTGGTGAGTAATACAAGCTGCTGCAATGGCACAATATGACGAATGGTGTTTGCTTCGCGTGCTGCCACTCGAAATGAGATCCTATCGTCGGCTCGCACTGGCAATGAATATGCCATAGTCGATTCTGTGCCGCTTTTGGTCATCCATATCTGTTGTGGCTTGGTTATCGTCCCTGCAAATACACGCCGTTGCTCATAATAACTGGCAGTCGATGGATAATTGATGCCTGATAATGTGACTGCGCCCAATACTGCACCTGTACCGCCTGCGGCATTGCTAATAGTGACGGTTGGGGCTGTGTAGTTGATACCTGGTGAAACCACGCGAATGGCAGAAATCGCACCACCTGCCACCTCGGCACTTAATACTGCGCCTGTGCCTGTGGCATCGGTAACAGTCAAAGCGACCGTCTGAAAGCTTGTTACCGTCAAGGTGACCGCGCCGACGACTGCCCCTGTCCCATTGCCTGTGATAGTGATTGTTGGTGTAGCTGAATATCCTGCCCCACCATTGGTCACATTGATTGCGGTAATTACCCCGCCTGTAATGACTGCTGTTGCTACAGCTCCACTACCTGTTGCATCTGTGATACTTACTGTCGCATTCGTGTATAACGTGCCACCTGCTTGCACTGCAATCGATGTAATCGCTCTGCCTGATGGCGCAGTGTTATATCCTGTACCCCCTGCCGTTACTGCAATCGATGCTATACCATTAGGAACGAACGAATAATCATAAATAGGCGGCACCTGAGCCATATCCGATGCGATGTTGTCATCAAGGTATGATGCACCTGTGGTGCTGCCAATGTAACCATAAGCACCTGCTTGGTACTTGTAGATATTATACCTGATTGCACCTACGGATGCAGTCCATGTGATGGTATTGCTTGCGCCAGTGGTGAAAATATTGTTTTTACACGTAGCCACACCGCTTGGTTCCGACTCTGAAATACCATCTGCTGCAATCGCTGTTACCACATACGAATAATCATACGTCACGCCTGCACCACTTGATGTGGCAGTCACTGTTGCAGGAGCAAGAATAGGTGGGTAAAAATTTACTGCGACAAAACGCCAGTCCAATGCTGCATAACGCCGCAATTCCATCGGCGGATGGTTGGGATGCGTCATGGTCACAACATCGCCCGACTGAACATATTTCACAGCATCCAATTCTACTTCAAGGTATGTGTTGGTGATTTCATACGGCACAGCCCCATTCATCAATGTTGCGCCATTGGTGTGAAATCTGAAATATCCTGCGCCCATCTCAATGACCATAGTCTGCGTGGTTGAGTAAGTGAATGGGATGAGATGCACTCTTAACGCCGAGTTTTTGACCTCTGCAACAAACTCAAAGCCTGCACGGTTCTCAACCATACCCTGTGGAGTGGGGATAAAATTTCTGCACAAAGCAAGTCCTGACTGTCTTTTAGGGTCTGCAAGGCGCGCATACATATCATGGCTTATCTCGCCGCCTGCAAACGATTGCTGAAAGGTCTTGATTGCCATTAGCGAACAGACAACCAAGGCACATTTTGTTGAACAACATCATCCGAATTGTTGGCATCGATGGTTTTTGCCTGATTTAGATAAACATTCGCCATCGCCAAACACCGTTTTGCTTCCGCCGCACCTTCCTTACCCTTGATGATTGAACCTGCAATCAATGAGGCAAGATGCCATGATAAAGCCATCGTAAACATGGGGGAGAACTTTGCTGTGTCTGTGACCCGCACTGTGTATCGAGCTGTAGCGTTTTGCTGGTTGGTGTAAATCAACTCGTTACCGTTGGCATCCACCTCCATGATGAAGGGTTGCGTGGTATAAACGCCATAAGTTGTAAGCGATGGAACAGTTGGATTGTAAGGGTCAATCACCACTGGGGTGCTGTAATCGTTGTTAGCATTGTTCGCATGAATCGCCAATACACGTAATGCATTGACAGGCTTGGCATAAGCATATTTCCATTCAGGGATAACTGCCGTGAGCAATGCAAGTGTTGCACGAGCCGATGCGAAGCTCCATGCGTGAGATTCGAGCAATGTGTCACGCGCAATGGGAAACAATGTCTTGCACGTTTGAGCTTGAACGCTTTGCTCTGTTAAGCTGACTATATTGGCGATGTCCCCGATGTGAGCCAAAGCCATATTGCTAATATCAACATCTGATGCCATCCATAACCACCTTAAAAGAACAAGAGGGGTTGCCCCCTCAAGTCCGTTTTTTCTTTATTCTTTTGCTTTTGCCGTAGGTTTTACTTCACGGATGTTTCCCGAAGGCTTGAACTCTTTCGGGAATGCCGCTTCAAATTCCTCACCTGCCTTCACCATTCGGTTTTCGTGTGAAATCCAAATATCTTCTTCGCAGACATAGCGTTTGACTGGTTGATACATATTTCAGCTCCTTAAAGGACGGTAAATCCGCCTGGGTAGATTTTGTTGCTGCCATTCGCTGATTCATCGGTGATGTAAGCGGTGAATGCACCTGCGGTTAAAGGACCAGTTGCCACAGTGTAGCGAACGCCCAAATAACGCTGACCAATAGGCAATGAGGTCAATGCCGATTGATTCAGGCAAATGGAGATAGGAACACGCCCTGCCGCCAAATCTGCAACAGGGATAGCTCCACTTGATGCAATCACAGTCGGTGCAGTAAGTGTTGGTGCTGCCGAGGTAATCACTTCAAAAGATACGGTTGCCAAGCCTGCCGCCGCCGCTGCCACATCCACGGCGAACTGCGCATAAACATCCTCACCTGCGCCAATATCCCGAACGACCGTCAAATCGACGGTGTTTGTTGACACAGCCGATACCGTGACTGGCTGTGCTAACGATAATTCCAATAGTGCATCTGTAATCATGGTAAGCTCCTTATACCACTGGTGTTTCGGCAGTGCCGAGTTGGTCAACTGTACGAACTGGAATACCCATAAACTCAAGTTGACGCATATTTGTACCGAATTGAGTTAGACCTTCTTTGATACCCAATGCGTTTTGTGATTTTTCCAAAGCTTGAATCATCAATCCTTCTTGGATGGTGCGGTTGGTATAGAATGCTGCACGACCCATTGAGAAGTTTGGAATACGAGCAATCGCACGAAGCATCATCTTGATGACATTGGTTGCCGCCGTTGGTGCTTGCGTACCTGTCACACCCACAAAATCAGCTACATTGATGTTCGCAATACGAGCGGCATAACGCCAATCTTTCACAACCAAACCGCCATCCCATTGGAATAGTGATTGCATGGATTGATAAGGGTTGCCATTGGCATCAAACGCTTGGATTTCACCGAGGTCACGAGTGGATAAGCCAGCTTTTGAGCCTTTAGGGAATGGGCAGAATACTGTTTGCTCACCCCAAACGACCAAATAAATGGACGCATTGTTTGCACCAACACCACCTGCTTTTAGAACATTCTGACCATTGCCAGCCAATGTTGAGCTGTAGCGCGTTGCTAAACCTGTGAACGATTTAACATTTGCACCGACATTGCCGTTGAAGATTGTGCCAGTCATATTCTGACCCATCGCTTCAATAAATGGCGTTTCTTCGGACAATCGGAATGCCGCACTGTTACCATTCAACTGCAACAACTTCGCATCAATCTGTGAACGCGCTTCCATCATTGCGCACGGTTCAGTGATTTGAGCTGTGGTTGATTTGCTGGATGGAACACCTTGGTTATATGAACGCCAATAAACCGCAGGTAAGCCAGTACGCACAGTGACAACATGGCTTGTGGCTTGGTTTGCTTCATGCCACACGACATCTTCAAGAATATCGTTTTGCTGTGAAAGCAATTCGGCAATAGGGTCAATCTTCCCCTCGCCACTTAATCGTTTTGAAAAATCAGCAAGCGTTAGCTGACCTGCTCCTAATAGTGCCATGTTGACACCTCCTTTTTAGATTTACGGATTCATGCCTGGGTACATGCGTTCAGCCATCGGCTTGTCGCCCTGTGGGTTTGCATCGCCATTAACGAAAGTGTCTTCGCTAATTTTCAAACCTGCACGGTAGAACGCACGGATAATTTCGGGATGGTTGCCAATCCCTGTTTCATTCAACAATGTTGTGAGTTCAGGTGTACCGAACGCATCCATTGCTTTTTTAGCCACTGCCAAGTTTTCATTCAGCTTTTCGCCACCAAGCTCTTTATCTGATTTGGTATCGTTCGCCCATGATTCATGTACTGCTGCAATTTGTTCCGCTTGCCGTTCAGCCATCGATGATGCCATTGTATCAAGCATCTTTTGTGCGTTTTCTTGGCTTAGGTTAAGCTCTTTGGCAACTTCGCTGTATGCAGAAACAACCGCATCATCAATCTCAATGCCTTCTTGTTGCTTGAACTCATAGCTTTCAGGTGCGCCTGCATCCTTTGCTTCACCTTCACTGGATGATTCGCCTTCACCTTTATCATCAGAGGCTTGCTGTTCACCTTCGGCATCTTTCTGCTCACCCTGCTCACCTTCGCCATCAGTCGGCTTAGCATCGGTTAGCAACGTACCTGCTTCGACCTCCTGTTGTGCTGCATCGCCAGTATCTGCTGCTACACCATCATCAACCTTCATGTTGGTTCTCCCTTTGCATTTTTATGTAGGATTCATAGCAATGCTCAATAACGCTGGATAAAAGCTTCAAGCCGTTATTCCTGCGACCTTCATTAAACGCCATTGCCAATGAATCAGTGTTGAATGAGGAGCGAAACACACCCGAACTTGCAATGTTGCTATAAACAAACCTGCGCCCCATCTCGCTTCCCATCACCCAACGCAAATCTTCAATCTCTTGAAGCTCTTCCTTGCTGATTTCTTCTTGGTTCGATTCATCCATGCCGCAACCTTAATGGCGTATTTTCCGTTATATGCACCCTCATCATGTGTAACCGCTGAATGCCGAGGTGGCATCGGTTAAGGCATTGGGTTCATTGGTTTTTGCATTGGAAAGTTTTTGCGCTGTATCGGCATGTTGGTTCATCTGTTCGGCTTGTGCTGCTTGGGCTTGTTGCTGCACTCGCTGCTGTCGTACTTGTGCCACTTCTTCATCACCTTTAATCAGTGAAGGGTCAATGCCGAGTGCATCGGAATAGGTGTCTGCCCACTTATCGACATCAAACTTATCAAGGACATCAGGGTTCATTTGCGCGATAGCCCCGAGATTGCCAACAAAACGGTCAACACTGTTGTTGCCAACGCTGCGTTGCGCTTGGGCTAACATGCTGACCAACTCAACCTTGATGTCATGACCTTGTAATTCTTCGGGTGGTGTTGGTAAAATTCCTGCCTGCATCATGTGGTCGAAGGTGATATTGATTAAGGGTGATAAAAGCTCGTTTTGTAAGCGTTCGAGTACGGGTCCTAACATCAACAGCTTTTCTTCATGCCGTTCAGCCACTTCGGTCGCTGTCATATTGGTGTTCTGCATATTTGAAATCATCAGGAATAAATCAGCATAGAATGATGAATTGATTCGACTGCGAACATCTTGGACATCCATGAGCAAGCCATTTAGATCAAGTTGAACCTCAAAAGCCGAACGAATGCCTTTGCTTTGCCCGTCATCGTCAACATAAGTGACCCCACCTGGTAAACGATTGACCGCTTTGTGTTTTAACGAATCAGGCACCTGCAATGGTGGATTGGTTTGATAATCAATCGCCTGCCCTTTGCGAAGCTGCTCTTGCTGTAGCTGCTTAATGTCGCCCAAAGCCTCCATGGCTGGACCACCGCCATAAACATCACCGCCAAACGTTGACCACCGAGGGCATAGTGCAGGAAAACGTTCAAAGCCTGATTCCCTTAAATACTTATCATTGTTATCGGTTAGCTCGAAGTAAACAGAACGCCAGGCCATGTTCTTTGAATCTGACTTGGTGGCATCCCTATCTGTACGCGGTTCAATCGCATGAATGATGGTGACTTTCCCATCAAGGTTGCCTTGCTCATACATGCTTTTGATTGCTGTGCTGACATTCTCAATGCCAAACTCTGAAACGGTTTCTGCAACCGTGCGCTGAAACTCACGATACAGTGTATCAACCTCGCCTTTCCAGTTCGTTGCCAAGGCGTACTCACCACAGGTTAGTGGGTATGCGTGAATCACATTCTTAAAATCAGGCAATAGGATGCATGCAGCCGTGCCATAAGCCCCAAGTTCTTCATACTGGGTATGCAACACACGATAGATATTGGAATGATTAAAGATGTTGTGCATCTCAACTGTCGCATTTGCAAGCCACTTTTTCACTTCATGCTGTTCTTTAAGTCCTAAATCATGGATGCCAAGCTTAAACCAAGGGCGAGCTGGCGATGTCATGCCTGCCATCATGCCTGCCGCCAACACACGCAAAGCCCGAGTTCCAGTGTTGTCATAGATGCTGTTGATTCTCTGCTGTCCACGGTTCCTATCTTGCACAAAGAATCGACCGCTTCGGGGCATGACGTTGGTGCTAATATCTCGCCAATGGGTCCACCATGATGCACGCTCTGTTTTAAGCGCGCTCCACCGTGTGGATAGTTTGTTCTTTTTGACTTTATTGGCTGCCATCTTATGCGCCTAACAACGTGCTTTTACCAAGCTGCCCTGCCGTCGGAGCTGCTCCATTCTGCCCAGTGAGCATGGTTCCTGATTGACCACCTTTTGCCGCTTGCTGTGCTGTAGCGAGTGCGTTCATTGTGTTGGGTCGCTTCTGATTCTTCTTGTTGAATTGCTGCTGTTGTTTGAGCTGATTGGCATTTGCACGTTTTACAGCGTTATCCTGCGCTCTTGCTTGTGCGCTTGCTGACTTTTCACCTGAATAGATTGAATACCCTGTGCCAACTACTGCGGTAGCTGCAGTAATTGCAGCGAGTGTTCCTGTAGCCATATCAAATCTCCCTACTTGCGATTGCGCATTGAAGTTCATATCCGTGCTTCTCCAAGATTGCACCAAGTGGCGTTCCACTTCGGCAATGCCATTGGAAATCAACTGCGCCACGTTTCTTTGCTTCGATTTCAGCTTGTTTAATCAAACGGTATGAGATTGTTTTGTTTCGATAAGCAGGATGCACAAAGAGCGAATCATTGATGCCTGAAACAATGGAGGGGTTGTGAATGTTTGGCGTGATTAGAACGGTGCAGTAACCAACAATGGATTCCCCATATCTAGCCACTAGAGCCACCATTAAGCCTTGCTCAAAAAGGTATTGGTATGTTTTTACGTCAGGCTTGAACTCGAACCCAAAACCTGTTTCCGCCCAATTCTCTGCAAGAAGCTTGGTGATTTGTGGGATGATTTCAGCAGGGTTCTCGATAGCGTAAGTAATATCCATGCGCCACAATGTATGCGCTAAATGCTCGTTATATGCACCCTAGCCGTATGGATTGTAGTCCAACGGATTATTCTGCTGCATTGGTTCATCATTTAGAATCAGCGGCTCGGCTGTCATTGCCATTACAAGCGCATCAAACAAATTGGGTGAAGATATGCCCATGGCTTTCATCTCCATCTTTGTCGCAAGTTGTATCTTGCCTGCGTTGTTTGGCTTGAGCGGTATGCGTGAGACTTCGGAGCGCAGTAAATCCAAGCTTGCCATATCAGGGTTAATCGCAATGCAATCATCATGTGATATGCCTTTCTCACCCTGCATCAAACGATAAGTATTGTAGAACCTATCACGCAGCATCCATGCAGCCTGCGCCCTGCGATTGTAAAACGTTTCTTTGTTTGTTTTGGGCGACTTATCCAGTGAATCAGGTCTTGCATACCTTGCATGGGGTCGTTTTGACGCATGACTACCTCGATAGCCGTCAACCATCACCCTCATACCGCCAAGTCTGCGATTCGCAGGCGCACGCACACCACACCCCATGCCGTCTTCATCATAAATGAATGCATCAGGCTTCTTCTGTAATGCGTAAGATATTGCCCAGTCGTTGCCTGCTTCAAAGTCACCTGTACTCATTTCCTGCGCATCCATGATGCAAACACCATGTCGATAGACTAAGCCTTTGCTGTCTGCACCTTCATCCGAAGGGTCGAACCCAATCGCTGTAATACCTTCAGGCTTGATTGTTCCCCAAGCTTGCACCGCTGCATTGAACCATTCCACACTGATAATTGCGCTATCCACTGAATCGTAAAACTCCCCATCCCATATATGCCGATACAAAGCAGGCGGTTTGTTGGTTAAATCGTATTGCCGCTCTTGCTCCAATGAATCGGGAAAAAACGGATTGTCGTTGTAATTGATTTTGACGATCAAGTGCAGGTCATCTTCATAATAACCGTGCAATGCCAATTCTTTTTCAAAGGGCTTGATGAATCGCTTACTGAATGGGTCGTTTGAGCTTAGAGGGTTGCCAGCAAAGAATATCTCACTATCCGCCGCACGGATGGATGGTGTAAGTAATTCCAATGACTTTGCACTGATGGTTTGCGCTTCCTCAACAAATGCGAGCTTGATAGCGTCCATTGATTTTAGGCTTTCAGGATTGCGAGATAAGCCACGATAGACGACCGAACCGCCACGCTCATGCCTGATTTCATTGTTCACAATCGTGAACCCATCAAGCCCAAGTAATTCAATCTGTGACACGATGCTAGAATGCACTGAATCAGCGATTGAGTTCATGTTTTCACGACAGCAAACAACTTTATAGTTTTGATACTGGTGAACTCGCGCAGCAATCAATGCAGCAATCGTTTGAGATTTCCCCGAACCACGCCCCCCAATCGCTACCTTAAACCTCTTTTTCTTTGAAAAGAGCGGCAACAATCGCTTGGGAACTTGTAACGTCTTACTCGACACCTTCCACCTTGATGCCTGTCACTTGCACTGTTGAATCAACAAGCTTCTTATCTGTCCACATCGCCAGGTGTTTGCCAAGAAGCTCACAACCTTTCAGGACTGCTGCTTTGTCTTGCAATACTTCGTTGCCATCCTTGTCGTAAACCTTCTGCTTACCATCATCAATCACCTCTTTGATGGTATTCAGTACATAATCAGCATTAATTTCAGAGCGTTTTATCCTAGCCTCCTGCAATTCCGCTATACGCTCCTGAACCTTTACCAAAGCTAATAGCTGTGAAGCCTTTGAATCAGCCCCTTTTTCACTGTACCCAGCGCGAATTGCAGATTGCTTTCCATTAAAGTCGATAATGTACTCTCTGCAAAATTTTTCCTGCATTGGGTATAGCTTATCAGGATTTGAACTCACCGCTTCACCCTCTTTGTCTTTACAGAAGTTTGGCATCTTGCCGTTCCACAGCACCAGCTGCGAACCGTACTTACTGGCAACCCTAAATTCTTGGCAATCATCTTGTAGCCATACATGTCACCATCATAAAGGTACTGCACCATCCGTACAAGCGAGTCGGGGTACTTCGCATTCTGATGACTTTCCCCCACACGCCTGCCATCTTCATTCACAGATACATAGACAAGACGCACTCTGCTCATATTACCAATCACACCCAAAGGCTTCATTGGTTTCTTTTGATGCAGGCTTTCGATAAACGCGACAGTTCTCTTTCGGAATACGGTTGTTGATTTCACGAAGCTCTCGCTCCAACTTCTCAATTTCGTATTGATGCCACTTAATGCGTT